AGCTAGACTTCGACCTGTCGCTGCTGGGTTGGGGCGATGACCTGCCAACCTTCGCGGAGGAGCCGGACTACAGCGTCCTCGACGACGAGGACGACGACGAAGTGGACGAGCTGGCCGAAGGCGTCAAGAAGGCCATCCAGATCGAGTTCGAGCCCGAGCACTACGAGGAAGCGCAGGAGCTGGTGAAGTTCTGGCGCAGCAAGGGCGGCTACGTCGGCATGATGCTCATCGAAAAGCTCTCTGCGGAGAAGGAACGTCTGTGACCGACGTCACTGTGGTCATCCCCAGCAAGGGGCGACCCGAAACCCAGTCCTGGCGACTGTACGAGGAACAGGGCTACAAGTTCGTGCATCTGGTGGAACCGCAGGACGCAGCTGCCTACCGCAAGGCGGGCACGCCCAACCTGCACGTCCTGCCGGACGACAATTCCGGCATCAGCGTTACGCGCAACCGAGCTTTAGAGTGGGGGCGCGCGCACGGCCTGGAGTGGATGTGGATGATTGACGATGACGTCAATGCATTCGCCTACGCTCGGGGCGGCAAGGCCCACCGGCGCGGCGCTGAAGTGCTGGCCGAAGTGCAGCACAAAGTGGATTCGCTGCCGTTTCCGGTCGTTGGCCTGCAGTACCGGCAGTACGCATGGAGCGCCGCCGACAGCAAGCCGTACTGCGTCAACAGCCGCCCGGCGGAGGTGGCGGTGCTGCTGCGGCTGCCGCGCATCACCTGGGAGTACAACCTGGCGCTACCCGGCAAGGAAGACCGCGACTTTTCCATGCAGGCAATCAAGCATTCCGCTGGCGTGCTGGCGTTCAACCGCTATGCGTTCAATTGCCCCAACGTCGGCACCAACAAGGGCGGGCTTCAGGATTGGTATCGTGCAGGAAAGGACGCAGAGCAGGCCCGCAAGCTGGCGTTCGCCTGGCACCCTTACGCGGAACTGCAGACCAAGGCTAACCGCGTCGATTGCAAGCTACTGATGGCTGATTACGCTCGCTCGCTCGGGCGGCAGGTGAAATGAAAACCATCGAACTCAAGCGCATCTCCCACACCGTCAAGATTGGCGACCAGCCCGCCGAACGTCCGCCGACGCTGTTTGAAGACAGCCTGTTCGTGGACAGCGGCGAGGTGGTCGGGTTCTACCTGGCTACGCTGCCCGAGCGCCTGCAGAAGCTGGTGAACGTTGCCGACGCCGAGCTGAACAGCAAGCGCGTGCCCAAGAGTGAGATGCGCCGCAGCAGCGGATTGCGCGGCGACGGCCAGGAGGTGCGGCAGTACAGTTGCATCATCGGTAGCGTGCCACCGAAGCCTCATATGCGCCGAGCCTACGCCACCAAGAGCAGCGTCCACGCGGTCGCCTCGGCGCGAACCTTCGTCAAGGCGATGATTGCCGCTGGTCGTGAGGCGCTGGGCATCGTGGAACAGGTCGCCCCGACGGTCTACGCCACGCACAAGGAAGCCGTAGAGCGCCGCGTCCCCGAGGAATGGCGCTTCGCTGACCTGTTCACCAGCAGCATCAGCAACTACAACATCGCGGCGGCAGTCCATCAGGACAACCTGAACGTGAAGGGCGCGGTGAACGTCATCATCACCAAGCGCCGCAACAGCACCGGCGGCAACCTTTACGTCCCTGACTACGATGTGACGTTCAATAGCGCGGACAATTCCATGCTGGTTTACCCGGCCTGGCGCAATATGCACGGCGTCACGCCCATCGTGCCGACCCATCCGGGCGGCTACAGGAACAGCCTGGTCTGGTACGCGCTCGATGCATTCCATGGTCTGTGACGCCTATGGAACCCATTGCGCTGCGCGAATATGCCCGACAGCGCGGAGTTAGCCTGACGGCAATCCAGAACCGCGCACGGGACGGCAAGCTGCCCAGGTCTATTGTCCGTAACGCTGGCGGGCGCATAGTCGGCATCATCCCAGAGCTGGCCAATGAGGAATGGCCCCAGTCCAGCGCCATCAAGCAGATGGGCAATCGCCACGCCGGTGAGGTGAATCGCGTCATGCGGGCATCGGCGGCACCGAAGCCCGCACCGGCACCGAAGCCTGTTGCCGCTCCGGCTCCGGCTCCGGCAGCTCCAGCCCCAGCTCCGGCGGCACCACCGCCGCCGCCGGCCCCGGCGGACACATCAGCGGTGTCCTACACCAAGGCGCGGACCGCGCGGGAAGCCTACAACGCGCAGCTGGCCCGACTGGAGTACGAGGAACGTTCGGGCAAGCTGGTCAACGCTGACGAGGTGCGGGCGGAAGCATTCAAGCTCGCCCGTACCGTGCGCGACGCCATGATGAACATCCCCGACCGCATCAGCGCTGAGCTCGTCGGCCAGACCGACGCGCGCGATATCCATGCCCTGCTGTCCAGTGAAATCCGCAAAGCCCTGGAGGCCCTGATCGATGGCTGACGCTGGAGCGGTCTACCGCGCCGCGTTCATCGACGGTCTGAGGCCCGACCCGGCCATGACTGTGAGCCAATGGGCCGACGCGCGGCGGATGCTGTCATCCAAGGCATCCGCAGAACCCGGCCCGTGGCGGACAGAGCGAACCCCATACCTCCGTGGAATCATGGATTGCCTTAGCCCGGCCAGCCCAGTGCAGCGCGTCGTGTTTATGGCGGGTGCCCAGGTCGGCAAGACGGAATGCGGGAACAACTGGCTGGGCAGCATCATCGACCTGTTCCCCGGTCCGACGCTGGCGGTGCAGCCCACAGTGGACATCGCCATGCGTTTCTCAAAGCAGCGGATTGCGCCGCTCATCGAGGAATCACCGACCCTCCGGGAGCGCGTAAAGCCAGCCCGCAGCCGCGACAGCGGCAACACCCTTTTCAGCAAGGAATTCCTGGGTGGTGTGCTGATGATGACCGGGGCGAACTCCGCCGCCGGTCTGCGGTCTATGCCCATCAAGAACCTGTTCTGCGACGAGGTGGACGCATGGCCTGCTGACTGCGACGGCGAGGGCGACCCGCTGACCCTGGCGGAACGGCGGACCACCACTTTCGCCCGGCGCAAGGTGTTCATCTGCAGCACGCCGACCGTCAAGGACATGAGCCGTATTGAGCGCGAATTCCTGACGTCGGACCAGCGCCGGTTCTACGTCCCGTGCCCACACTGCGGTGAGTACCAATACCTACAGTGGGCGAACATCCGCTGGGAAGATGAAGACCCGGCCACAGCCCGCTATGCGTGCGAACACTGCGGCACCCTCATCGAGGAGCATTACAAGACGCAGATGCTGCGGCGCGGCGAATGGCGCGCAACAGCGCCGAGTGATGGGCGAACGGCGGGCTTTCACCTGTCATCCCTCTACAGTCCGCTGGGTTGGAAAAGCTGGGCGGAAATCGTCGCTGAGTTCCTGCGCGCCAAGAACGACGCACCGTCGCTGAAGGTCTGGGTCAACACCATCCTCGGTGAGACGTTTGAGGAAGAATACGCGGCCCGCCTCGGTGCGGAAGGGTTGATGGCGCGCGCTGAGTTCTATGAGCCCGGCGTGGTTCCCGAGGGCGGCCTGGTGGTCACCGTCGGCGTGGACGTGCAAGCCAACCGACTGGCCATCGTCATGATGGCGTGGGGTCGCGAGGAAGAAGCCTGGGTGCTGTCGCATCAGGAAATCTTCGGCGACCCGTCCCGTGCGGAACTGTGGCAGCAGCTGGACGAGGTAGTCACCCGGCCTGTGCGCTATGCGTGCGGGCACGAGCGTACGCCGGATGTGGTCGCCATCGACTCCGGTGGTCACTTTACGCACGAGGCGTACCAGTTCGCGCGGGAGCGCCGCCGCTATGGCGTCATCGCCATCAAGGGGCAATCGGTGCGCGGCAAGCCCGTCATCGGCAAGCCGACGAAGGTGGACGTCAACTTCAAGGGCAAGGTGCTGAAGAAGGCGGGCATGGTCTACCCGGTCGGCTCCGACACCGTGAAGTCAACCCTGTATGGACGCTTGTCCTACAATCAGCCGGGGCCTGGGTTCGTCCACTTCCATCACGAGCTGACGCCGCAGTTCTACGACGAACTGACCAGCGAGAAGCAGGTGGTGCGCTACGTCAAAGGGTTTCCGGTTCGCGAGTGGGTGAAAAAAGATTCGCAGCGCAACGAAGCCCTCGACTGCGTTGTCTATGCGTATGCAGGCTTGAACGCGCTTTACCAGATGTACAACCGCGCGACCATCTGGGAGCAGTTCGAGCGCAAACTGGGTACAGCCCCTGAAAAGCCTTTGCCCGTGACTCAGCCGAAGGCTAGAATCAGGCCAGCTCCCACGTCCTCCTTTGTGACCGGCTGGTGAATATCCCCGCATCTATAACAGCAGGCGACAGCAGCACCTGGCGTGATGGCTCCAGCAAGGACCTGCTGGGCAATGCCATCACGTCAGCAGACTGGACGCTCGCCTACGCCATTCGGGGTGCAGTGAACCTGACGCTGACTGGCACCCCATACGGTGAGGGCTGGGAGACCACGATTACTGTGGCGCAGTCCACTACGCTGACAGCCGGGACTTACTACTGGCAGGCGTATGCCACTAAGGGCAGCAACCGCGTCACGCTCGGCTCCGGTCAGCTGCAGGTGGCGGCGAACCTCAGCGCGCAGTCTGCTGGGTACGACGGTCGCAGCCAGGCCCAGAAAGACCTTGAGGCTGTGCAGGCAGCCATGCGCGCAATCATCACCGGCGGCGCGGTTCAGAAGTACGTCATCGGCAATCGTGAGCTGCAGAAGCTGCCCATGTCTGACCTGCTGACACTGGAGAGCAAGCTCAAGGCAGACGTCGCCCGCGAACGCCGGGCCGAGCTCATCGCCAACGGGCTGGGCAATCCGCACAATCTGTTCGTGAGGTTCTGACGTGGGTCTGCGTTCCGCCATCCGTGAGCTGTTCCGCCCGGAGCGCAGTCGCCGCGTCCGGCAGTACCAGGGTGCGCGTATCAACCGCCTGACGTCCGACTGGGTGGTGAGCGGCACCAGCGCCGATGGCGAGGTGCGGAGCAGCCTGCGACTCCTGCGTGACCGCGCGCGGCAACTGACGCGGGATAACGACTACGCACGGCAAGCGCTACGCGCCGTCGAAAACAACGTCGTCGGACAGGGCATCGGGTTTCAGTCTCAGGTGCGGAT